CATTGGTAGATGATATGTTAGTATTTCCTTGGTCTAAAGTACAAGATGCTTTGATTGCTTTTTGGGTGGCCAATGGAGAGTGCGAAGGACACAATGTGTATCAAACAGATATGAATAAAGTTGCAGCACGTCGAAATATTCCACCTATAATAACAGAAAGAATATTTTTAAGGAACACATAGATGACACAATATTATGACGAGGGCTCAAGCGTAGACTACTCAGGTACAAGTACCGCATACAGGCCTAATAGTTCTTTATATCAAAGAAGAGATTTATTAATAGAAACTCACTCTGATTGGAAAGAAAGAATAAGCGAAATAACTGCAATAGTAAATGGAGACTGGCACATGATTTGGGCTAATCTAACTACTACTGCAGAGGCTCCTTCAGTTGCAAACATTATAGAATTAGGAATACATCACTGGTCTGCATTAGGTGGAGCAGTTATTCCAGGTGTGAGAGTTCCTGTACCTGTGAATCAAAACATTAAAGGCGGAGAAAGGGCTGCTAGAAAAAGAGAAAGAAGAGTAAAAGAGCTATGGGACAATTCAAATATAAATGAATTAATGGCTCAATGGTGGGGTGACTATGCAGGAACTGGTTGTGCTTATGCTGGAATATGGGCAGACTTTGATAAGAAACCTTCTGAAAGACACCCTTACTTACACAGAATTGATCCACGTTATGTGTATCCAATTAAAGACACAAAAGGAAATGTTATTGAAGCATTGATAGCTAGAAGAGTATCTAGAGATGTGTTAGTTAAACAATATCCTGTTGCTAAAGGAGTTATAGACCCTGCATCTGATTCAGTAGAAGAGTGGTTTTGGTATTTTCCAGATAAAATTATGCATATTGTTGCAGACATTTCTCCTAAAGGTAGGAAAAATAATACTGCAGTAGTTCTTACAGAAGAACCAAATCATTTAGGTATGGTTCCAATTGTAGAAGTAGGAGTTCCTACTTTTGACGGAGAACGTAGAGGTATATTTGATCAAACACGACACCTACTAAGGACTATGCATAGACTTATGACATTAACTATAACTTCATCTGAAGAAGAAGTTTATCCACCAGTGTTTGAATATGATGTTATGAATCCAGACGACTTTGGCCCTGGAGCAATTATTCATGGTAGAAGTCCTGAAGCTCGTATGGAACGTATGTCATCAAGAACACATTTTGATGCTAAAGATTTAATTTCAAGATTAGCTAATGAAGCAAGAACACAAGCTTCGTTTCCTGGACAACTTTCTGGAGACCCTGGAGCTAGTGTTGTTTCTGCAAAAGGTATACAAGCATCTATGGGACAAATTGATGCAAGACTTGCATTAGCTCATAAACAGTTTGAAAAGTTTTTAGAAAAAGCAACTGGTGCACTTTTGTCTTTTGATGAAAATTATTGTGAAGGAGAGAAAACTTTAAACGGAGATACTCACGATAAAAAGAAAGCAGAAATATTTATTCCTTCTAGAGACATAGCAGGTCATTATGAAGTAAATGTTCGATACGGCATTGGTGCTGGAACAGATCCTTCTAATAGAGAAATGAGACTTTCTATGAATTTACAACAAGGTATGATTTCTAGAGAAACCGCTAGAGACGAAATGGATTTCTTAGATGACCCTGCTAAAGAAGAATTAAGAATTGTGAAACAAAAAGCTATAGATTCATTTATGAACGGTATTTATCAAAAAGCGCAGCAAGGAGATATATCTGGAGCTGCAACATTAATAGATGCTATGAAAAGAGAAGATACGGATATAAATGAACTTGTAGCTAAAGTTATTGAATCTATGCAGCAACCTGAAACACCTGAAGTGCCTGGCATGGGTGGACCACAAGGAGCACCTGACTTAGGAGCTTTACTAGGTGGAGGACAACAACCACAACCAAGGCCAGAATTACCTCCTCTTGGTGCATTAGGAGTAAATCCAGGAGGGCCATAATGGACGACCAATTAATGAAAGAATTTGTTGGTATAGTTACAGAACAACTTAGAGACGTTCATGTTGCTGGTAATAGATTAATTAGAGAAAATTCTCCAGATGAAATTGAACAAGATTTAGATCCTTTAATTACACCATTTGGAATTATTATTACGACAATAAGATTAATTATTGATGACGGAGAGGAATATTATGGCACAGATTACTGATATGGGTGGCCAAGATTATGGCAACAAAATCAAAATGGAGCAAGATGCTAAAAATGCTGGTGTGAGTTTAGGTCTTCAAGGAGATGCTGGTGCTCCACAACCAGTTCCTGCTCCTCAAAGAAGTACTCCAACAAATTTAAGTCCTAAACCATTAAACATAGGTAGAGGTTCTGATTTTATATTAAACGGACCACCTAAAGGAAATAATCCTTTAACTGGTTTAGGTCAAACTGCAAGATTGTTGTCTGATGATGCATTAGCATATAAAGATTCAGTTAGTAAAGCCAGAGACTTAATGGAAAATAGTACAATACCATTAGTGAAACAACAGGCAGCTGAATATATAAAGAACGCTGCATACCTAAGGAGTGTTCAACGTGCAGAGTTGGAATAGGTTTTTTCCAGATAAAGAAGAAAAGCCAGAATCTGAACCAGCAGTAGCATATAGTCCTGAAAGTCAAAGATACGACATGCAAATGTTAGGCGTGTTAGATCATGCAAGAGACTTACCTAAGTATTATCCACCTCAAGAAAATAATTTTGATACATCTTTGTCAGGGTATTATCAATCAGTTGAAAAAGCTTTGACATCAGATATGGACCAAGCAAACTTTACATGGACACTAGGTTTAAACAAACCGCAACTTGATGAGTGGGCTTCTTTAGATCCTAATTTTAAACAACAAATTATTGATTATGCTCATACAAGAAAAGCAACTATAGAATTAGAAAATACAATTTATGATTCTGCTGAAAGACAAGTTCAAGGTGAAGTAGCAAAGTTATTAACTGAAACACAACTTACTGGGTTTGGGTATATTCCACCTGCAGAATTAATTAAGAAAAATAAAGATAGACTAGCTTATTTACAAAATGAAGATAATTTTAGATTAGAAGTTGAAGGCATATTTAATAAAGAATTAGAAAATTATAATTTAGAAAATTATAATATGTTTTCTCAATCAGCAGAAAATTTAGACGTAACAAAACTAGCTGAGTTTAAAGAACAAGAATTAGGTTACGCAAAAAATATACTTCCTATAGCAGCTGAAATTGGTGATGTAATTTTAAGTGCTATTGGGCCTGATAAAAAGTTTTCAGACGTAAAAGATACATTTAAAAATTTACCAAATACGTATGGTGAAGCTGAAAACGTAGTTCAAGCTTTAACAACTTCTGTAGGTGCAAGTGGTTTAGCAGCAGTCTATATGACATTTGGTGCAGTATCTAGAACTTTAAGTGCTGGAGTAAATGCAATAGCTCCAGGATTGTTATCAGGTTGGGTAGATAACTTAGAAGAAAAAGAAGTCAGAGATTATAAAGTAGCTGCAGGTGATAGCACCTCAGAAGCTTATCAAAGATTATCTTTATATAGCTGGGAAGAAGTAAAGCAAAATGCACCAGAGTTAGCACAAACTTATTTAGAGTTTGCTGACAATGATGAGTTTAGAGCTGCTTCTATGTATATGGCAGCACACATGAACGCTCAACCAGAGGTAGCTTCTTTTGTGAATGATTACGTAGATACTCTTAATCAACAACAATTAGATAATATTCAACGTATATTAGATAGCAAAGATTCAATAGGTGAATTTTTAGTTTCTGGTTTTGCTGCATACTCAAAATATGCAGTTGGAACTTTAACTACAGGTGCAACACTTTTGGCTTTTGATGAAGATGCAAAAGAACTTGCGCTAAACAGTGACTGGGCTGGAATTAAAAAAGAAATTAAAAGAGCAGATTACAGACCTTCTTTTGTTTTAGGAATTGAAAATACTGCAGCAGGAAACGCTATGGATTTAACTTTAAGTATTCTTGGTGATCCAATTACTTGGTTGTTAGCTCCTTCAGTAACAAGTAGTACTTCAAAAGTTTTAGGACAGTTTGCTACTAAAA